CAAACTGGAGTAAACCTTTGGAAGCTTTGGATTCACGGAGGAGCAAAGGAGCCAAGGACTCAACACATTCAAGCGCAAGATAAACCAGTTGTTGCAACTGGATTTTTTCAGTTTACTAATAAGAATGGAATAAGCGTTCAAATGGATAAGCCTGGAGATATAAATGGAGGCGCTGAGCAGACGATTAATTGCTCTTGCGTGGTTGTTTACATTTCTGAGAGTTATGCTCGTAGGAACTTTCCTAATGCCTTTGAGTTTTAAGCCTTTTGTTTCCTAATTTTTTTTATTTGTATATTTGCTTAAACGAATAAGCTATGATACTAAAGGGACTTAATCAAGGATTTGCAGATAGCGACATGAAGCAAGGGATTGTTTCCGGTTACTTTGCCGTATTTGGCAACAAGGATCTAGATGGCGATGTAATTGAGCCAGGAGCATTTAGCAAGACAATCCAAGAGAGAGGCCCATCTGGAAAACAACTTATCAAGTATCTTTTAGATCACGACAAAAATAAGGTTGTCGCAAAAATCAACAATCTTTACGAAGACCAGAAAGGATTGAGATACGAGGCAAAAATCGGAACTCATACTGCCGGGCAAGATTTCCAGAAGATGGTTGAGAGCGAACTTATTAACCAGCATTCGTTTGGTTTTCGTACGATTAAAGAAATGTATGACGATCAAACAAAAGCTAATTTGATTAAAGAGGTAATGATGTACGAAGGTAGTGCGGTGCAGTTTCTAGGAGCTAACCCGGAGACAACCTTTATCGACCTCAAAAACGAATCCGATGCATTCGAGTATTTAACTAGACTTGAGAAGTTTGTTAAAACCTCAGATGCAACCGATGAAACACTAGAGAAATTAGAAAGTCAACTTAAATCACTTTTGGAGATGCTAAAGCCAGCAGAGGCTACTTTGGTAGAAACGAAAGCCGTGGAGGTTGAGATACTAACTATAAACGAACTTAAAAAACAATTTGAATCATGGAAAATCTAACTTTGGATGCCGTTAAAGCGGTAATCGCAGAAGCTGGTGAAGCTCTTAAGGCTAAAGCTAGCAACGCCGAAGTAAAAGCCAATGAGGCTTTCGAAAAGGCAGAATCTTTGTTGAAATCTTTCAGCAATGTAGTAAGTAAAGAAGATGCAGCAGAAATGCAGAAGCAACTTGATAAGCTTGATATCGCTATGCAAAAGAGCGCAGTTGAGAAAGAAGTAAGTACTGAAGATTTCAAGAGCGCATTTATGAAGGCTTATGCTCCGGTACAAGCTGAGATTGAGAGACTAAAGTCTGAGCCAAATACAAGATTGAAGGCTCCTTTGGTGTTTGAAATCAACGAGAAGGCAGTTGGAACTATTACTCTAGCTTCAACAATTGCTAACGCTGCATCATCTAGCCAGGTAACAATCTCTGAGTTTACTGGTGTTGTATCTCCAGTTCGTCAGCGTTTGCTTACTTACCTTGCTAATGCAAGCGTAGGAGCTATTGGAACTCAGTATGCCGTATGGGTTGAAGAGTACGATGAGGAGGGAACTCCAGTAATGATTGGCGAAGGTGTTGAGAAAACTCAAATCGATGTACAATATAAGGAGCAGAGAGCTAAGGTTGAGAAGATTGGTGTTCACATGAAGGTTTCTATGGAAATGCTTGAGGATGCTGCTTACTTGGCTTCTTATGTTCAGAGCAACGGAGTAAAGAGAGTTGAGACTGTAATCGAAAACCAATTGTTTACTGGTAACGGATCATCTCCGCAGTTGGCTGGTTTGCTTTCTAAGTCTACTACTTTTACCGGAGCTTCTATGGCTGGTGGTGTTGAGTCGGCTACTAACTGGGATGTAATTCACGGAATTATCGCTCAAGTACACGCTGCTAACGGTACATCCTCTGGAGTATTTGTTGAGACTGGACAGTATCACCTAATGCTTTCTGAGAAGGATGCAGATAAGCAGTATATCCTACCAGCTGGCGTTACTTTCAACGCTAACGGCGGTATCAATGCTTGGGGAGTTCAGATTATCCCAACCAACGCTTTGACTGGCACGGCTGCTGATTTCGTAGGTGGAGACCTTTCAGTTATCAACGTACGTTTGAGAAGCGGTTTGCAAGTTGCAATTGGAGAGTCTGGCGATGATTTCATCGACAACTTGAAGACTGTAAGAATCGAGCAGAGATTGGTGCAATTTATCTCCGCAAACGATACTCCAGTATTGGTAAAAGGAACTTTCTCAGCTGCTAAAGCGCTTCTTGAGACTACCTAATATTAGTGTTTGTGTTTAGTTTAATGGTGAAAGGGGATGCATTTTGCATCCCTTTTTTTTGTTTAACCAATTGGAAATCATTTACTTTAAACATTAAATAAAGAAAGATGTCAGATTTTACCTTATGTAAGCCGCAAAGATGTAAGCTCAAAATGAGTTGTGAGCGGTATTTAACCAAGCCTGGAGGATTGCCAATGTACTTTGATAAGGAGCCAAGCAATGCAGACGGTACTCAATGCCCTATGCATTTTAAAAGAAATTGTAAAACTTGTGGAGAAATCTAAAATATGAAATTGACGGATAAGGAATTTTTGGAGGCTGAGTTAAACGACTTAAACCTCACAATGGATAATGCGGACTTTGTTGGATTGGCTAAATCGGTGGCCGATTACTGCAAGAAGTTTAAACCTGAAAGCGTTTTGGATTATGGATGTGGAACTGGTGTTTACTCTGAGGTATTAAGACAAGAAGGCTTTAACATTGTAGGCCAAGACGTATTTAAGTCCCATCGAGATTACTGCAAGGAAAATTACCCATTGCTAAAGGTTTACCAAAAGCCAAGAGAATCCGATTTAATGCTTTGGATTGAGGTTGCTGAACATATGACCGATTTAGAGATTAGTAAAGCTCTGGAAGTTGTTAAACCGCGAGTCATCTTGTTTTCATCTACTCCACATAAAACGGAATTTGATGCAGATTGGGGACATATAAACATTAAAAGCGAGACTAAATGGATTGCAATGTTTAGAAAGTTTGGATATAAGCAAATCGAGAAACCAAAAACACCTACTTTATGGGCGTTGACGTTCCAAAAAATCTAATTTACTTTATTTACTACGGCGGAAAGATAACGCATTATCACAGACTTAATTTAAGGCTATTAAACAAGTACTGGAGCGTCTTTAATGGTAAAAAGGTAGTCAAGGTTGCCCTAGATGGTAAAGCCTTTCTAGAGCCTTTAAAATCGCTTCTACCAAGCGACTGCCAAATCGAGATTGTAGAGAATAATTCGAGACTAGGTGAGTCGGTGCATTTTATGGATTCCATTAACAGAGTAAAGGATGGGATTACCTTTTACGCTCATTGTAAAGGAGTTTCTCGACCAGTATGGAGTGGATTGGACATTTGGATTGAGCAGAGTTATAAGCGCAACCTGGAAACAATTCCAGATCTATCTAGTAAGCTATTCTCTGGCATTTGTGGTAAGCTTTTACCTTGCCCTCCTTACGTTCCTCAAGATTTCCATTACTCAGGATCTTTCTACTGGTTTAATACCGAGAAAGTAAAAGCCAGGTTAGGCAAGTGCGAGATGAATCGATATTTAACGGAAAGATTCCCGGCTATAATTGCAGATAAAAGCGAATGTAATTTTGCTTATCCTTATTCAGCAAAGAATCTAAACTTTTACGAAGAGCGTACATGGATCAACCTTTAAAGATATTTTACTCGAATCCGTTCGACTTAAATAAAAATATAGGTAAAGCCTATAATGAATATTTGGGCAGCCTAAACGCAAACGATGAGGATTGGATAATAATGCAAGATGGCGACATTCTGTATCTAACCGGAGACTGGGGAAAACGCATTTACGATGCCTTGGCTTTAGATGGACATAAATTTGGCTTGGTTGGTTGTTACACTAATCGACTAAGGGCAAAACATCAATTGCACAATCATGAGTTTAACTACGATTTGGATGTGAGAAGGCATTACGATATAGCTTTAACTTACCAAGGTGAAGGCATCCAGGAGATCAAAGAATATATAGCTGGGTTCTTTATGGCGTTTCAGTACAAGACCTGGAATAAAATTAAGTTTGTAGAGAATAGCCTTGCCTTTGATTCTCTGTTTTCGATGCGAGTAAAGGAGCTAGGATTAAAAATAGGATTGATTAAATCGCTTTACGTTTTTCATGGTTACCGACTTTGGCAAGACGTTGAGCCGTGGAATGATAAAAAACATTTAATGAAATAAACACTATCTTTATGATAAAATTATTGGTTGATCTGGAGCCGTTCCAAAAAGGCGAAATTTTAAGCGTAGGCAAGACCTACGACACTTATTTAGTCGACAAAGGATTGGCAGTTTGGATTAAAGTGGACAAACAAGACTTTAAAAAGAAATGAGCGTAATTAGACCTTTAGACATCAAATATAGCTACCAGGTAGCAACGGAGCCGATTACTTTGGCAGAGGCTAAAAGCTGGATGCAAATCGATTTCTCTGATTGGGATACTCTAATAGAGGATGAGCTTATACCGGCTGCTAGGATTGAATCGGAGAAAGCCTCTGGAATGCTTTATGTTGAGAGAGATGTCGAAATACAGAATAATAAAAGAGATCAAAGAATTTATCCAATTGGCCCTTGGGTGGAGGATGTAACAACTGACGAAACAGAGTTGGAGAATTACATTTATACTGCTGGGTTTAATAACGATAATCCTTTGCCTCAAGATTTAAGAGTGGCGATGCTTAAAAGGATTGCAACGGATTACGCTTTTAGACAAAATATTATTAGCGTTCAAGAGCAATACGCTCAGAAGGCTAGTATTTCAACTGAGTTAAAATATAGAGCGGATTTATTCGTATGATAAACTTTGGAAAATACGACCAGAAAGTAACCTTTGTCAACTTTCAAGCGGCAAGCGATGGCGCTGGAGGTACGGTTTTAACTCCGTTAACCTCTTTAGTTACCTTTGCCTCTGTAAAGCAAACTCGTACAAGTAGTGCATTAGAAGCTGGACAAATGGTTTTACCTAGTAGGTACGAAGTAAGAATACAATACAGAACTTTATTTACTCCAACTTTAAGTTATCAAATTATTTATAGGAGTGATTATTACCGAATTACTGGAATTTCATTGCAAGATGAAAGGCAGCACAAGGAGTATATTATTACAATGGAGGGCATTTAATGGCGGTAACTGTTAAAGGATTGGATGCAGCTCTAAAGGATTTAGATAAGCAAGAGCAAATTGTAATCGATGCAGTTAAAGATATTTTAGCTAGCACGGCAACCGATATTGAGATTGAAGCAATAAGAAACGCTCCTAGCAGTTGGGAAGGCCAGCCGTTGAACATTAAGCAAAGGATTGATAAAGTATCTGAGGAAAATGGTTTAAGTTGGCGCGTTGGAGTTCAAGCTGGAGATCCGGTGTTTGAGATTGAGGCCTGGCTTGAATTTGGGACTGGATTAAGTGCTAGAGAGATTTTATCTAATCCTCAATATACTCAAGAGGTTAGAGACATTGCCAGGCGCTTTTATCGAAATGGACAAGGACGAATTATTGGTCAACCTTACCTTATGCCAGCTTTCTTTAGAAATACGGCAAACTTGGTAACTGATATTGAAAACGAAATAAACAAGGATTTAGGATGAGAGAAATATCTACGGACATACGAATAGCAGTTATTAACGCAATTTCGCCTTTAACTCTTAGCGGTACAATTATACCAGTTCACGATACTGAATTGCCAGTAAATGCCGTTCCAGCTATTTATCAAAGTTCGCAATCTTATGTTTTAATTACTGACCAGAACGAAGCTGAAACAACGAATAACGATTGCACGATTAGGCAGAACGCAACCTTTCAGATCAACATTATTACCAAGTTTCCACAAGGTAACGGAGGCAAGAAATTATCGGAGAATATTTCAAATGCTATTCAGCAAAAAATGAATTTAACAGACATCGTTTTGCCAATCGACTTGCAAGCTATTAACATCCGCAAAAACTTTAGTAGGACACAAATTGAGCAAGGAACTAGCCAAATAGCTTATCAAAAAATATTAAGCTACACGCTCGATATTTTCTTTGTCTCTTGATAAATAAAAATTTATGTATATTTGTTAAAACGAATAAGCTATGGCAACTTACCAATTAGGAAATTTCTTTACATTCGAGTGGAACTCTCTTCCAGTCGTTTGCAAAACCTCCGCTTCGGTTTCTATCTCCAACGAATCAGTAATTGTTAGAAACGATTGTACTGGCGATTACGGAGTAAGACTTGAAGGCGGCGACAAATCTGGCTCCTTTTCTTTCTCTGGAGATCTTGATTTTGCATCTACCGGTGCTGCTAACCTTTCAGCTTTTGATCTAATGGAAGACATTGGAAAAGTATTTGAATTGGTTTTTGGCGGTACTGATCCAGGCGATAAAATTATCACAGTTGATGCTCAATTAAACTCTATCGAAATTACCGCAGAAAGAAACTCTCAAGTTTCATTCTCTGGAACTTTCGACTTTGCCGGAGCGCCAGTAATTAGCGCAATACCAACCTAAACATAATTTATGGCTAAATACCATTCAGCTCCTTACAAAGAAGGAGAGATTTTCTTTTACCCAAATTTGGGCGCTTTGGCGAACTTTGAGGATTTTACTGGACAAGGAATTGCAGACGCTTTTAGTGGGCAAGCAATCCCTAAAATAGACTTGATCTATACATTATTACTTGAATGCCACAAAGTAGCTTGTATTCGAAAGTCAACAAGTCCGGTAAGTTTAGACGAGTTAAAAGTCTGGATTGAGGGTAAAGATGTAATGAAATTGTTTAACGATGTTTTAGCCGACTTGCTTTTGGAGTTGGGAATTGGTGAGAGCCAAGAAAAAAAAACATAAGTGAAGACGAGAGCGAAGATTATTCCGCTCGAGAAAATTTAATGCTGCTCGTAGGTAGGACAAAAATCCCTTATGAGCAGCTTTTTTGTTTAAGTAGGAAAGAGTTAAAGGCTTTAATAAAAGGCCATGAGATTGACCAAAAGGATATGATTGAGAGCTTACGAGTTCACGCTATAATAGGACTGCATCCACATTTAAAGAAAGGTGCAAATATAGATGCGACTAGAATTTGGCCCTTACCTTGGGACAAAACAATAAAGCCTTTAGAGTCAACTCCTCAAGACTTTGCTAAAGCAAAGAAATTGTTAGAAATTGCAAGTAAACTAGAAAGAAATGGCAAATCCAAGAATAGAGGTTGAGATTGGAGCTAATGTTGTTGGCCTTACCGCTGGAGTAAATACAGCAACCGGTCAACTTGATAAATTAGGGAAAGCGGCGCAAACAACCGCTCCACAAGTTCAAAAGTTAGCTCAGGCAACTCAAGGTTACAATTCCGTAGGTATTGACTTTGCGAGAATTGTACAAGATGCTCCATTTGGTATTATTGGCGTTGGTAACAACATTACACAACTAGCGCAATCCTTTCAAACTTTAAAGAATACAAGTGGATCTACTAGCGCTGCTTTAAAATCCGCCTTTGCCTCTATATTTAGCTCTGGAAATGCTTTAATTTTAGGTATTTCAGTTTTAACAACTGCATTTACTATTCTCCAGCAAAAAGGTTTCTTTAAATCTGAAGAGTCGGCAAAAAGCTTGGATGAAGCTTTAAAGGAATATCAAGAAACATTAACCGGAGTTGCAGCGGCTACTTTAAAAGGAGCGCAAGATGCTCAGAAAGAGTTGGCAGTATTAAAAAGCTTAGAAATACAAGCAACAAATACCGCAGTTAGTACGGATAAAAGATTGCAAGCAGTTGAACAATTGCAAAAGCAATATCCAGATTATTTTGGAAACCTTACAAAAGAGCAAATATTAAATGGCCAAGTAGGAGATGCATATCTAAAGGTTGCTGCCAATTTACTTGCAAAAGCTAAAGCACAAGCGGCAACGAATCAAATTGCTCAAAATGGTATTGACTTATTAAGAATAGAGACAAAACTAGAAGAGCAAAGAGG